ATTACTGTTTATATATACAGTATATCATATGATTTTAAAGCTGAAATAGTTTTTTACTCAGCTAACTCTTTGATTAATAGATATGCCATTTCTCTGAGCTGTCAGTACCATTGACGCCATTTGTCATCCTCCTGTAGGCGCTGATTCCGGTAGAACAGGCGCAGCCCGGCTCCAGATGGCAGGCTGCCGCCACGCAGAAGCAGATCCACTTCCGTTTCACTGGCGTCAAAGCCTCTGGACAGCAACTCCGCATTGAGCTGTAGCCGTTGGTGTTCCGTAATTTCTTGTTTGTAGCCTTTTCGGCGCTTCGGTTTAACCAGCCGCAGCCTTGCAGTCAGCTCGCGCAGTTCCTTTTTGCTCATGTTTTCGAAGTCCGGCAGCGCTGTAGGTTCTTCGCTGCCTGGTAGTTCGCCCCCTGTCTGGTACGTTTTTTCAACAGGGGGACAGTTATTGCCACGAGTCCAAGGGGCGCAAGCGCCCTGGTCGGCTGCCGCCTCCTGAACATCAACGGCCTTACGGACCATTTTCCACTTGATAGCGCGCGTGCAGATCCGGCCCTCGACAATCGTGGACCAGATGCCATAAATGCGAATGTCGTGATCGCCGTAGGCGCTCGGCTCGTCGTTAAGCTCGTATGCCGTTCTGACAAGATGATGTTTACGGGGAACCAGCACGCCGCCCTGCTTCATGATGTAGGTAGCAAAGCACCCCGCATCCGCAGCCGCCAGCACAGCGTCCAGACGGGCATTTTCCAGAACCGGCGCACCTGTTTTTTTATCGCCCTGCGCTCTGCCAGCCTGACCTGCCAGCAGGCGCAGCTCTCGGTAAGCCTGACGGCCCGGAATACCGAAGAAACGAAACTGCTGAACACGGTGCAGTGAAGCCCAGACGGTGACGTGCTCCGCGCTGTCCCGCAGTGATCTGCCCGTTTCCTTGCTGACTTCTTTAGCCAGCCCGCGCCCGTCGATGTTCTTGCTGATGTATTTAGCGATGTAGCTGGTCGGCGTTCCTTTGCGCGGGTTGATCAGCTCAGACTTGTAGCGCGGCCCGGTATTTTTGCCCAGCTCCTCACGGTCTTCGCGGATGGCAAATTTACGCAGCAGCGCGGTGATGGCGCAGCGGTCTTTTTTGCGCATGAAGCACAGCAGGTGCCAGTGCACGGTGCCGTCATGATGCGGCTCTGCAACCCGGACGCCATACCAGCGCAGCCCGGCCTTGTGCATGGCCTTGCGGAATGCCGCGAAGGTTTCAACCAGATAATCACTGCTCTGCCGGACCGTTTCGCTGGTCCATTTCGGATTGGGCCTGCCATTGTTAAGGGTGGCGTGGAAGCGGGACGGACAAGTGATGGTATAGAACACGGCACAATCACTGCGCATTTCAGCAATCAACTCCAGCCCTTTGACGCAGGCCATCATTTCGTTGCGGCGGTGTGCCGGGTTGCTGTTGCTGGCGTTCACCACCTCTTCCATATCCAGCGTGTCGCCGTCGGCGTTTACCAGCTCATGCGACTTGAAAAACTCCAGTGACTTGCGGCGCTGTTCGCGTTTATGGATTACAGCTTCATAGCTGACATACGGGGAGGCTTTCTTGTTGACCAGGCAAACGGCACGCAGTTGCTCCTCTCGCCACTCGCAGCGCATCTGCCACAGCTTGCGATACCACCAGTCCGCGCAAAGCATACGCGCGAGCGCTCCCGGAATGAGGTCATAAGGCACAGGCTTGCGGCGGCGGCGCTTTCGGCGCAGCTTCTCAAACGCAGGTGGAATCACATCCAGCCGCATTGCCTCCGCAGCCACCCTTTCCCACGCCCGGCGGATTTCTTCAGGTTTCACATCATCCGTGACAAAAAGATCACCGCAGGCCGCATCAAGACACATGCTCATGTGTGCCGCAACCAGTGTAGACAGGCGTTTTGCCTGGTCCTGGTTCATCTCAGGCAGGGCCAGCAGCCCCTCCAGACCGTCATGTCTAGCCATGAGCCGGAAGGAGGCAGACACCTGGCTGTCACGCACCCGCGCCAGGCGTTCACGGCATGGCCTAATGGTTTCGCGCAAGTAACGGGAATAAGCCTTTGCCCGGCCCAGGCCATGAAAGTATTTAATGCGTTCCAGCAATGGCTTGCTGATGTGGGACGCCTCAGCGCTTACGTCAGCGATAATCACCAGGTCGGGATTAACTCGCTGCTGCTCACGAGCCATTTTTGCCCGGCTGATGAGGTTGTCCTGCTCCATTTCACGCTGAACAGGATCACGGGACGCATTGAAAAAATAACGCTCCCAAACCTCATCACTCAGCGCCTCACGGCGCAGTTGCTCCTGCTCATTGTCGGCAGCGTACAGGGCGATCAGGTTTGAAAGTGCCGAACCCGGCGCTACTTCTGCCGTGTCAAAGTATGGATTAACTGCTTTTTTCGGGGCGCTCCAGGAGAAAACCCCGGCGGCCCCTTTTGAGCCGCCAGCCGTTTGTTGAGTCATGAATACAAATTTGCTTGCCGTCACGCCCTGGCCTCATCGATTCCAGGGCAAACCCGCACAAGGCTGGAATGAGTGCGGCGAGAACGTAGCACTCTGGAGACAGCAATAATTTCCTCTGCAGACTTACGCTCCCCCGCATCAACACCCATGCTCCGTTTGGTTGTGATGCCGTGCATGATGAAGTTGCAATAGAGCGAACGCGTCAGCGAAGTATCACTGTTTGAAACGACAACCGGGTGTTCTTCAGACGAACGGCGCTCAAGAATTGAGGCCAGGTGATACTGGTCGTCCTCGCTAAAGCCTGCAGTGTGATACGCAGTGAAAGTGCCGTCATACGGTGGATCGCAGTACACCACATCGCCCGCCTGCAGCAATGCCAGCGTTTCGTCATAGCAGGCGCAGATGAACGTGGCCCGGCGAGCCTTCTCCGCAAAGGTGAGAATTTCAGCATGAGGGAAATAGGGCTTTTTATAGTTGCCAAACGGAACATTAAATTGCCCGCTCAGGTTGTAACGGCACAGCCCGCGGTAACAATGACGATTTAAATATAAAAACAGCGCCGCACGCTCCAGCGCGGTCAGCGTCGTATCGGTATTAAATCGCAGGCGGTTTTGATAATAAATTTCAGCATTATTCTCCTCGCTGAAAAAAACCAGCGCACAAGCAATTAACTCCTCTGTGTGCTGCGCAGCTTTCTGGTAAAGGTTGATTAAGTCGGCGTTAATATCCGCGACAAGATAATGAGGATAGTCTGTCGCCATCATTACAGCACATGAACCTGCAAACGGCTCAACCAGGCGAGAACCGGCAGGCAGGTGCTTCATCAACTCAGGCATGACGGCGGTTTTATTGCCCGCCCATTTCAGGATGGTGCTCATACCGCACCACCTCTTAAAGAAACCTCAAGAACATCCAAAGTCGTTAAGGGGCGAATAGATAGCATCACCCAATGCCCTGGAATCCAATTACCAGGCATAGGGAGCACATCGTTAACAGCCAGAATATGGGTTATAACTACAGCAAACTTTCTACCGGTATATGTTTGTTGCTCCCATTCACAGAGCGAAATTACATCCCCAACTTTATAGCCACGGTCATCCTTCCGAAGTTCGGCCTTTTTATTCCCATGAAAAACTTCATTAAAGTATCTGGATGTAATCTTTAATTCGTGAATCTTTACAGTCATACAGCACCTCCGTTGTAGTGCTTGCCTTTCAGCTCAGCGATTTCTTGACAGGTGACGCAACACTGCACGCCCGGAATGGCGCGGCGGCGAGCTGGCGGGATTGGTGTATCGCAATCAATGCAGAGAACACGGGAAACACCCGGCACTTTGGCGCGGGCGTTGTGGATGTGACGCTGAAGGTCTTCTTCCACGCGCTGCTGCACGAGGTCCATTGAATCAGCCATCAGTGGATCTCCTGCGCTTCGTTCTGGATGGTTTCAGCAGCGTTACGCAGCAGCTCTGCTGCTTCGGTGCCGTTGAGTTTGCCGCGGGTGATATGCACTGCCAGCTTTTCCAGATGAGCAGCAAATACATCAGCGCGGCCCCGGCGTTCTTCCATGCGCGCTTCAGTCAACATCAGGTTAAGCCCTGCATCATCTGGTCCAGTTTTGGTGGTTCGGGTTTCAATATTTCGCATTGTGTTTCTCCTGAATTTGGGCAAAAGAATGCCCGGCGTATTTACGCCATGAATTTCTGGTTTGGTTTAATTCGGCATGGTTAGCCGTTTTGGAAATAAGCTCACCACTGCACGAAAATGGTTCATAGCCTTTACCAGCTCCCGCTTTTCGTCAGTCGTCAGCTCACTAATTTTGACGCCGTGGCGCTCTGCCGGAATGTTAGCCATAAAAAATATGGCGGCTAATGCTCGCTTGTTCTGTTTATTATTTGCGCCCCGTGGATCGCTCATTTCGTTAATAAACCGCTCAAGCTCTGACTCAATGTTAATTCCAAATACCTTTGCCCTTAATTCCGCTATGTGGTTCAACCCTTCATAGCGTTCACCTAGGCTTATCGTGCGAATCGTTGCAGCACCTTCAATAGCCATGGTTCATGCTCCAGAACACCTGACCAGAATTTTCTGGTATGATTTCCGCAGAACATACTGATAGCCATGGGGATTTACAGATGCTGAGTCAGATTGAGAAAGAACGCATTGAGCAACTTGAAAACGAGCTAAAAGATCAACGCAACCAGATTGAGATGCAGCAAATCTTGATTTCAGGGTTGCTGCATAATTTTTTCCGTACTGAAACATCGAATCAATCTGCATTTTTTGAGGTCCTCAGTGAAGAGTTGAACAAACTGCGGTTAGGTTCAGTTAAACAGCAGGAATTCAGCCACTGTATTCAACAACTCGTTGATCGTTACCGATAGCCATGCATTCGATACCGTTCCAGAGGTGGTGAGCTCTTTCTCATCACTTCTCTTACCTGCTCCCCTCGGAAAAAGGTTCCGTCCATCAACGTGAAAAAGTAACTACCATCTGCCAATAAAGACGGATAGCAGCACGCAATCTCTTCTTCATGAATGGAGTAATGCCCACCTTTGTAATTGAATTGGTAAATGACACCACATAATTCCTGTCGCATAGATTTCTCCCGCGTTCCGTTGTAGAGAGCGTCGCCAATAGTTCTTCTTGCGAGTGGCACGGATGCCAGCGCTTACCATCCTTGCCTGCAATCCAGCCATGGCCGAAGCGCATTCCTGGGCTTTACTTAACAAGCAGTGATGCAAATGAAGGTTCGTTATTTAGCATAAGCACCTCAAATCAGACCGAATGAAGCGCCCAGGCCCGTCACGGTATCAACCGCACTTGCCATCGCCGGGCTTGTCTGCAGCCTGGCGTGCATAGAAACAGCCGTCAGCGCCATTAAACGAGTAACAGAGTTGATGCTGTCGATAACCTGCCTACGACTGGCGGTGGTCTGTGGCTCACCAGAAACTGCGCTGGCAGCAACACGCCCGATCTCTGCTGTAGCATTCAGTACGTAATTCGGCATCTTCTCGCTTGCCACTTCGTTCACAGGGACACACGCCAGACAGTTAATCTGTGCCAGAAAGCCATCAACCAGAGTTGGGTCCTCAGTTAGATCGGTAAGTAGCCAGATTTCCGGCGCGGTGAGCTGGTGCGGCTGTTCAGGGTTCAGCTTATTGCGCAGCGTCTGAACATTCATTTCTGCACGACCAGCCAGCTTTGCCATGTTGTGACGTAAGGCAAAGGCGCGGCAGGCTTCATCGAAATGTTTGTGTTTGGAAACTTTGTAGTCAAAAATTGTTTTCACATCCGAACTTATCGCAAAATCGAACTCAATGAGAGATGTAACTTTGCTTCCGATTGGTTAAGCAGAAAGAGCATCTATTGTTAGCGCGGCGATGTTGATCATCACTTTTTCTCGTTTTTTGTCTTTACGTAAACGATGACGTGGGAGTCTTCCATCCGCCAATATGTCATTGATCGTGTCAACTGGGAGGCCAGTAAGTTCGCTATAGCGTTCAATTGTGACGTGTGGTGTATTCAGAGTGATTGAAATGTTTGGGGCCATAGTGCAACATTCCTCTTTTAATACGGCTTGTGGCGAGCTGTAGTTTCTCGTGATTAGTAGTGAAGGCTCCAAAAGGATACTTCAAGTTCAACTTCAAGATCGCTTTTGGAATCTATCAATGTATTTAAGATTGCTTTGGAGGTCTTGTGGATTTCAGTAGCGGCGGTAAGAATCATAGAGCGTTTGGTGGAGGCGTATGGGTTTACTACGAGGCAGGCACTTTGTGACCATCTAGGTGTATCTAAAAGCACCATGGCAACGCGATACATGCGTGACATATTCCCTGCAGATTGGGTTTTACAATGCGTGATGGAAACAGGCGTCTCAATTAATTGGCTTGTTTCTGGAAAAGGTGAGTTAGCACTTAATGCCAGAAAAAAGTTAAGTGATATAGAAATTCAAGAGCTGAAAAATGGTGAAGCATATGCTCTAGGATCGTACAAAATTGATCCATCTTTTCTTCTTAGGGAAGTTAAGTCGCCATTAGCTGTAAATTCGAACCGACATATTTATATTTGTGACCGTGAAGATGTAATTCTTTCTGATGGTCAGTGGTTAGTTCAAATTGAAGGTAAATTGAGCATAAAGAAAGTAAATCTAATCCCTGTTCGCAAAGCTATAGTTTCGGGAGATGGATTTACTTTTGAGTGTGATATTAGTGATATCAAACCTATAGCTAAAGTTTACAATGTGATAAGCGAGGCTTGAATGGATATTAACTGGGATTGGGAACAGGATGATATATTTCTTGGAGAAAATTTACCAGCAGATATATTGGACAGAAAAAAATATGCAAAATATCTTTATGAAATATCCGCTGCTCGTGGAGAAAAATCTAATCTTGTAGTAAACATTAATGCAGAATGGGGGGCAGGAAAAACGTATTTTACCAAACGCCTAGCCAAGACAATTTCTCAAAGGCACCCCACGATATATATCGATGCTTGGAAAGAGGACTTTACTGAAGATCCGTTACTTACAATCTTCAGTGGAATTAAAGAACAATTATCGAATCAATCAGATGATTTCACTAGTCTAATCAATTCAACAATTGATAATGTCGGCCCCCTGCTTAAATCAGCAGCACCAGTAATCATTGATGGATTAATAAAAAAATTTTCCGGGGTTGACTCTTTTTCAGATCTAACTAAAGATTTATCATCAAAACTAATTGAAATTCATACAGAGAAATCAACCAAGATAGAAACAGTAAGAAGAGGAATTAGCCGCTGGGTTGAATATATAGGACGAAAAGATGGTATAGATAAAGAGCTTCCATTGTTTATAATAATAGATGAATTAGATAGATGCAGACCAGATTTTTCCATTAGTCTATTAGAAATATCCAAACATATATTTAATATTCCTGGTGTTGTATTTATTATTGCCACTGACACACAGCAATTACAACATTCTATAAAGGTTGTATATGGGACTGATTTTTCTGCAAGTCATTATTTAAGTAGATTTTTTGACCGTCGGTTCCTTCTACCAACCCCCGCATACAAAGATTTATTATTAACAAAAACAGGTGAAAATATTATTTCAGAGTTTACTGAGTTACGCAAAAAATTAACACCATGCCCACCGGACATTATATCATTCGCTTGTAACTGCTCATCGATTTTGTTATCCATGAAAATCAACATTAGAGATGCCATTAAAATATACGAAAGAATAACTGATATACTAATTACGTCTAAAAAGAGTTTTGACCCTAATTTAATGTTAATATTATCCGCATTGAATTTTAAAGATCATGATATGTATGCAAGGATAAAATCAAAAGAAAATTTAACCTCCTCCGCCTTTAATACTAATATCGAGTTATCATTTGACCTATCATACGAAACTACAAAAGTTAGATTTTTTCAAAATGGTGGTAATGTTTATAATAATAAATATGAAAAAAAAGAGATAACGACAAATGTTTTCTCTTATATAGAGACAGCATGGAATGTTTTAGCGTTAGACAGAATTTCACCACCTGGGATGCGATCTAATGATATTCCGGAGCGTTGGATGGATGGAGAATTGTCTACTACCGAGTCATTGATGAATTTTATCAAAATGGGATATGCCCATAGTAAGCTCAATGAAACTGAACTAAAAATACATCAATATTTCGATTTAATTGAACTAAGTACAACTTTTGACTGATGTATGACAAGACCTAACCATACATTGACCACTGTCCAAATATACAGTTAAATCTAGTCCTCAGACATGAGGGATTTTTATGGCAGTACGAAAACTCGATACAGGAAAATGGATTTGCGAATGCTACCCCGCTGGACGTAGTGGGCGTCGCGTGCGTAAGCAGTTTGCTACCAAAGGCGAAGCGCTAGCTTTTGAGCGTCACACTATGGATGAGATAGAGGCTAAGCCCTGGCTGGGTGAATCGCTAGACCGTCGCACTCTGAAAGACGTCGTGGAACTCTGGTTCAAACTGCACGGCAAATCTCTGACCGCTGGCGAGCATGTTTATAGCAAGCTGATCCTGATGGTCGATGCACTCGGAAACCCGCTCGCCACTAATCTCAGCTCGAAATTGTTCGCACATTATCGTGACAAACGCTTGACCGGTGAAATCTACTTTAGTGAGAAATGGAAGAAAGGTGCCAGCCCGGTCACGATCAATCTGGAGCAAAGCTATCTGAGCGGAGTGTTTAGCGAACTGGCCCGGCTCGGCGAATGGACAGCACCAAACCCACTTGAAAAAATGCGCAAGTTCACCATTGCAGAAAAGGAAATGGCCTGGCTAACACATGAACAAATCACAGAGCTTTTGTATGACTGCCAACGCCAAAGCGACCTTCTCGCTCTGGTCGTTAAAATCTGCCTGAGTACCGGAGCACGCTGGCGCGAAGCTGTGAACCTCACTCGCTCACAAGTAACTAAGTACCGAATTACTTTCGTCAGGACCAAGGGTAAAAAGAACCGCAGCATTCCGATTAGCAAAGAGCTTTATGAAGAAATCATTGCTCTGGACGGCTTCAAGTTCTTTACTGACTGCTACTTTCAGTTTTTATCTGTGATGGATAAAACCTCCATCGTGCTTCCACGCGGGCAACTTACCCACGTTCTGCGCCATACATTTGCAGCACACTTCATGATGTCCGGCGGGAACATCCTTGCTTTACAAAAAATCCTTGGTCATCACGACATTAAAATGACAATGCGCTATGCTCATCTAGCGCCTGATCACTTAGAAACGGCACTTAGATTTAATCCGCTAGCAACACTGGGTGTCAATGAAGTAAGTTTTTAAAGGTATTAAAGATGGTTAAGTTCTCATTTAAAGTTCCAGTTTTCGATTTCTCCCTAACATTTGACATTATCGAAGTATTAATAACGCAAAGTGAATCCTCAATTGAAAAAGGGATTGCAGAGTATAAAGAAAAAGGCCCAGAAGAATATGTAATTGATATCTCTCCTGAAGAAGGACTTTATCAGTCCATTGATCACTATATGGGTCTTGATAGTTCATTAGTTGATCTAGATGAGATGTTCCTTGAGTATCACCCAAGTGTATTTAGAAGGTCTGTTTTCTTAACTATCTTCGGGATGTTTGAGCACGAAATTGAAAAATTCTGCAATAATTTTTCAAGCAGACACCAAACCCCAATAAACCTTTCAGATCTTAAGGGCAGCGGATTTGAGAGAAGTCATCTTTTCATCAAAAAACTCATAGGAATAAGTTCAGCGGCTCACTATCCAGCCATCAGAAAAATAACA